TGGATCGACGAAGGCGCCGGGCCGGTGCGAAAAATCAACTCGATGGTGCGCCTGGCGCGCGATCCGCAGATGTCCCTCGCGTATCTCTGCTCGCAACAGATGGAGGAGGCCGGCCTCTCCCCGAAGGTCCCCTACATCGGATACGTGGGACAGTTCGAGGCCGACAAAGAGGCCTGGGATAACTGCACGCGCAAACCTTATGCCTACCTCCAGGTGGACCCGATGCCGGACACCGCGCAGGGCCAGCTCCTGCCGCCGCCCCAGCGTGTCCCGTTCACTCCAAACGTCGCGGCGTATGAGCTGGGCAAGGACTCCTGCCGGCGCGCGATCCAGGCGGCCATGGGCATCAGCCCGCTGCCCACCGCGGCGCAACGCAACAACGAGAAGAGCGGTGTGGCTCTCGATCGGATCCAGCAGCAGCAGGCGATCGGCACTTTGACTTTCGTCGACAAATTCGAGGCCGCGCTCGCGTATGCCGGCCGCGTCATCGACAGTTGGATCCCGGTGGTCTATGCCAGGCAGGACCGGGCGATCGGCATCCGGATGCCGGACGACACCACCCGGCTGATCCGATTGAACACGCCGGGGCCGTACCTCGATCAAAAGACTCAGCAGCAGGAGCAGCACCAGATCGCGCCGGGCCGGCATGACATCACCATCAGCTCGGGCCCCTCGAGCGACTCGACGCGCCAGGCCGCGGACGACTTCCTGAACCTTCTGATCGGCAACCTCGGCAACCTGCCGATCGCCCAGCCGCAAGCCGCGAAATTGTTATCCCTTGCTATCCAGCAGAAGCAGCTCGGGCCCAAGGGCGACGAAATGGCGGAAATCATTTCGCCCACCCAGAACCAGCCGCCGATTCCCCCGCAAGCGCAGGCGGCCATGGCCCAGGCCGGCCAGCAGATTCAGCAGCTCCACGCTTACGCGCAGCAACTCGAGAAGCAGATTCAGGAGCTGCAACAAAAGGAACAGGCCAAGGTCATCGACAACGAATACCGAATCCGCATCGAGCAGATGAAGATCGAGGCGGATATCACCAAGGCGGAGATCACCAGCAAGGCGCAGAACCTGGCCGAGCGCGAAGCGTTTGTGCGCGACATGTGGAGGCAGATGGATGAGCACCAGAGGAGTCTTGAGAGCCAGGCGATCGACCAGCAGCATGAATTACAGAGCCAGGCATTCGAGCAGCAGCATGACCTCGCGAGCCAGGCGTTCGCGCAGCAGCATGAGCAGGACCAGGCCACTGCCGATCGCGCCCATGATCTGAATCTGGCGCAGCAGGAACAGGCGACCCAGGCGCAGCAGGCCCAGCAGCAGCAGGAAGAGATTTAGCAGCACCTTCGCCCGCGGCCGAGCGATATCGGCGCAGAAACATATGCCAGAAGATGTGACTACATCGGCGGAGCCATCCTCTGCCGAGGCCCCAGCAGCAGCTCCTGCCCAGGAAGTCCACGAGGTTCCAACGGACCCGAAGGCTTACGAGCAGTGGCGGTATGGGACCACCAAGCCGAAGGCGGAATCGGCCCCCGCTAAACGATCCGAGTCCAAGCCGAAAGGCGAGGCGGAAAGCGATCAGGCGTCTGATGCGGCTGCGGAGTCGGAGCCCGCGACCAGAAAAGAGCAGCAACCGTCGAAGGCAGAACGGCGGCTGAATGAACTCCTTGAGGATCTGAAGAGGGCCGGACTCTCTCCTTCCGAGCTGAAGTCGTTTAAACGTGACGCGCAGAAGGCCACCGCCGAGCCGCCGAAGGAGCAGGCGAAACCTGCGGCGCCGGCGGACCCGGACGAGCCCAAAGAGCCGAACCAGGACGACTTCACCAAGTGGGAGGATTACGAAGCGGCGCACAAAAAGTGGATTCGGGATCTTGCCAAGTACGAAGGCCGGAAGGCCGTGATGCAGGATCGCCTCGAGCGAAGCCAGGAAGCCGCAGAGAACGAACTGCGGACAAGGGTGGAGCAGGCGAAGCAGCGTTACGGATCCGAGGCGGAGTCCGCGATCAAAGTCGCGGCGACGGCAATTTTCCAGGACGCCGAAGTGCCGCGGGCCGTTCAAGCGATTCTCAACGGATCGAGCGTATTGGTGGACGTCATGTATACGATCGGCAAAGACACGAGTGACCTCGAGGACTTTGTCGCGCTGTGCAAGTCGGACCCGGGCGCCGCGATCCGAAAAGCAGTTCTCACCGAGAAGCTCGTGATGGAGGAACTCGCGAAGGCCGGCGCACAGGCCTCTCCAACTCGGGATGAGGACGGCAAGTTTGCTGCTCCAGACAAGAAAAGCCCTACTGCGCCGCCGCCTCCGCGGGAGGTCTCCGGAAGATCGGGGGCTCCGCGGGACACGATTCAGAGGGCCGTGGAAACGGGCGATTTCGCGACGTACCGCGCCGAGCAGAACCGCCGCGATTTGACCCGATTCAGGGGCCAGTAAATGCCGAACACATTTGCGAACACCACCTGGGTGTCGATGGAGATCTTGCGTCTCCTCCTCAACAAGCTGGTGTGCGCCGAATATTTCAACCGCTCGTGGGAGAAAGATTTCCAGAAAGAATTCGCGCCGGGATCTTCGATTCAGGTGAAGTTCCCCCAGCGGATGCTCACCACCAACCAGATGGGGTACGCGCCGCAGGGCCTGAACCGCATCGTGACGAGCGTGTCGCTCGATCAATGGATCCAGTGCGCTTTTGAATGGGACGATTACGAGGCCGCAGTAAAACTGGAACGCTCGCAGGAGGAGCTGACCGAGAACTATCTGGACCCGGCCGCGGCGGCGATCGCGCAGAACATCGATTCAATCTGCGCCAAGACCGCGTATCAGAATGCGTCGAACCTGGTGGGCGTCCTGGGAACGGATCCGACGACTGTCGCGACCTACTACCAGGCGCGGCAGGTGCTCATGGAGGAAGCCTGTCCGCCGGGCAAGCGGTGCGCGATCATCTCCTCGAGCATGATGACGAGCCTCGGCTCGAACATCACCAACGTCTTCAACCCGAACGACGAGATCTCGAAGCAGTGGAAGGAAGGCTACATCGGGCAACTGGCCGGCTTCCAGTTCTTCGAGTCGAACTCTCTCTACTCGCACACCGCGGGGACCTGGGCTAGCACGGTCACGGTTTCTGGCGCGAGTCAGACCGGGACCGCGCTTGTGATCACGGCAACGGCGGGCGACACGTTCAAGGTAGGCGATAAATTTTCGATCGCGAACGTGAACCGCGTGAACGCGATGACCTATCGAATCCCCGGCAAGGCGACCAACAGAACCTTCACCATCACCTCCGCGCGGACGGCCGTGGGCGGAGTGGGAGCCGACACGCTCTCGATCCTCCCGTCGATCTATGGGCCCGGCTCGCAATACCAGAACGTGGACGCTCTGCCGGCGGATGGAGCGCAGCTCACCCTCTGGCCGGGCACGACGAGCCCGAATGGCAAGGTCGGCACGGTTGGCCTGGCCCTCTCGCGCTTCGCGTTCGCGCTCGTGGGCGCGAAGCTGTATGTCCCCACCGCGGTGGAGCAGGCCGGCGGCGCGCAGGATCCGCAGACCGGGATCAGCCTGAGAAAAGTGAAGGTGTGGGACGGTTTCCGGAGTATGCAAATCAACCGCATGGACTCGCTGATCGGCACCGGCAACCTCTACCAGGCCAACGGGGCCTCGGTGATTCTCGGAGCGTAAAGGAGAAACAACCATGCCAACGGGACACTTTGATGTACATACTCCGGTTTTCGGAAGCATTGTCTTTCCGCGCGTGACCGTCACCACGATCGCGACGGCCGCCGCGGTGACCTACACCGTCGCGCAGATCCTGGGCGGGGTGATCCTGCGGGACACCAACGGCGCGGCGCGCTCGGACACCCTTCCCACCGCGGCGGCGCTGGCGGCGGCGATCCAAGGAATACAGGTCGGAACCGCCTTCGAGTTCGCCCTCCGGAACAGCTCCGCGGCGGCCAACTCGGTCACGGTGGTGGCGGGCGCCGGGCTCACGATCTCGGGCACGGCCACCGTCGCGCAGCTCAACTCGAAGGCGTTTCTGGTGGTGTTCACCAACGTCACGCCCGGGAGCGAGGCGGCGACGGTCTATAGCGAGGGGACGTCCATTTTCTAATCCCGCAGAGCAAAACGAGGGGGGACACGCGCCAGCTTCCCCCTCGGAAGTTCCGATGCCAATCAATGAGAGTTCGGGCCAGCTCCGGAGCAACCTGACCCGTGAGCAGCGGCGACAGGCCGAGGCGGCCATTTACGGAGTGTATATGCCAGATCAACTCAGCCAGCACGAGATTACGCCGGACGATATCGAGCGGATGCGCGCCCTCGTGGCGCAGCATGACCGCATGGCGGGCATCCGGGAATTCGATTTGAACCGGCCGGTAGTGGAGCCCTACTCATACCGGCCATTCCCGAAGATGCTGTACAACCATCAGCCCAAAGCGGGCGAGCCGAAGACCACGGTGGTCGACACCGAGGAGCAAATGGAGAAGCTGACCGCAAAGGGCTGGAAGAAGGAGCCTCCGAAACCCGAGACCGCCGAGGAATCGCATGGGCTCGAGCCGCGGCTGGACGCCAAATCAGCGGCGGAGGCGGAGGAGATGGACCGACGGTTGAAGGAGAAGCCAAAGGGGAAGTAAGTGTCTGTCGCGACCGACATTCTCTATCCCGCTCTGCGGCTGGCCGGCGTCGTCACCGCGGCCGGCCGCGGTCCGAGCGTCTCCCAGAAGGCGGACGCCTTCGCCTCGCTCAACCGGATGGTGGACGCCTGGTATCAGCAGCGGCTGATGATCTATTCGATCAAGATGTCGAGGTACACGATGTTCCCGTCGCAGACCTCGTACACGATCGGACCGGGCGGGGACTTCGATGCGGAGTGGCCGGTCGAGATCAAAGCCGCCTCGATCATCCTGCGCGGGCCCACCGAAGTGCATTGCATCCTCAAGCTGCTCACTCATGCGGAGTGGGCGGCCAAGAGCGTGCGCGAGATTCCTACAACGGTCCCCACCGAGCTGTACAACGACGGCGCGTATCCGCTCTCGAGGCT